GGCCCACTCTCTTAACGGGAGAGGGCACTGTGCCTACCTACCCAAGAAGTAATACATCGAGTCCCAGAAATAGGACCCTGGAAGCTCGATGCAGTACCCGCCTGCGTAAGATCTTCGACACAGCTTCGTGCGCGATGAATATCGCTCGGCGAAAGGGGTGAGAGATGTTACTCCCGTTACTGCCCCCCGCATCAAAGCTACATGGTAGCCTGCAAACCTCTTAACCCGTTCATCGGGCGTAGGGGTCGTTAACAGTTCCACCCACCCCCAGCACTGCAGTTTCCTGTGGTACCGGGAGTAAGGTGAAGCCATAAACGTATCCCAGGGAACCTCCAAGCATGAGTCCGCATTGCCCTTATAAGGGCGTACGAACTTAAGTATAGGAGGAATGAGCGTCTCAAGAAACTCGAGAGACTCATAAAAGATCATTTTGCAATGATCTTTCGACCTGGCCATATTGCAGAACTTGAAAATGGACTCGAGAGAATCGAACCTATAATCAAGTATGATGGGACGTACGTCCTCGCCTTCAAACCAATCTGAACCACAGGACTCGCGAAACGGACCTTCAAAGAAAGTCTTGTCGCGATTCACTTTAAACCCACACAAACTAAGCAGTTTAATAAGTGTGGGAAACACCGTTTTTCGTACGACCAAATCGTCGCCGTAGACAAGAAAGTCTTGTTTACTGCGACAAATCGTACTACTCGCGGCGCAAAGTGAAGCGAAAATAAGCGTCTCAAGTGGAAAACAGAAGCCGTTACCCATAGTAACAAACTTGTGGTAGGGAATAACCCTACCATTCAGTCTGTAATTATGGCTCCGAATTGCGTTCAAAAATTCGAACCATTCGGGTGGGAGCAGATTGCGACAAAGCTCTATCGATACGCTATCACTAGCGGACGATAGGTCAATTGTACAATATGCATCAGACGCCTTATAGGTGAGTGAGCCCTTTCGAGCAAACTCTTTATTTGGCTCCTGATCCTCAAGATTGATGCCAACGCGCTTAAGCTTTTTACGCATAAGAACGTCGACACCTTTCTGGAGGTATCCATTAAGCAACGGCTCGACTGCTATAGTCCGATGGACCTTAACAGTCTTGGGCACGAACGCAATGTTATTGTAGTCTACGATCCTCGCTTTCTCTCCAAAAGAGCGATTAAACTCTTCTGGGTCGAGGCTGAAGAAGGGTGCATCTTTACGCCCCGTTAGGAGCTCAAAAATGTAAAAATCCTTCTTCAACGCAGCACGAGAATAGTAGTAAGCGCCTGGGGTCACAGACCAACTCTTGCTCAAGATCTTCTGAGCAGAGTTGGTAGCATTCCCGTGGATCCCTAGACTTGCGCCAGCTCCAAAACTACAGTTATCGAACACATCGGAGATGTTAAAATCCCCTAAAACGTGCGCGATAAACGATCGGGCGTAACTGAGCGCCATCTCGTCTGGACTGCGAACCTTACGGAACGCAGTGAAACGTTGATTAACCCGTTTGCAGCGATGCTCACAGGCTAAGAACGTATCAAGTGCCTTCCTCTCCGGGTCGTAGGGTAACAACCCATCGGGGAAGGGGTACTTCCGAATTACTGCAGCAACTTGATTACACAGCCGATGCTTGGCTGGCGTCTGATACTCAGTAGACGCTAAGTAATCCGCGAACTCAACAAGGTCCGACCATGCGTTTTTCTCTAAAAGAGATAGCGCATGACGGGCCTCATCGAGTTCAATGGAGCTCAACAATATGCGCAGGAAGGACTGGTAATTACCCCAGCTTACTTTCTGCAGCGAGTTGTTGAACTTTCGCAGCTCTTTCAACTGATTGGATTTCTTCACGATTTCCTTTCGAGTATGCCAGGAATATAATAGTCCCGGCAACAATGACCGTGATAATCAACGAAATGAAGACTATCACTAAAGACACAAGCGTTAGGCCATCACGTTCTTCCTTCATTTTAGAAGGAGATCTGCTGGCCCTTCACATGAGTCTTGAAGGACGCCGATGCAAGAAAGGCGCCCATGTCATTGAGAAGAGTGTCAACGTCGGCGGAAGCCATGCCCACAGGAATAGTCACCTGGATATCGAGGATTGCATCCCATGTGGGATTCAACGCCCCGGTAAGCGTGTGAGTTCTTGTGATCTTGGCGCTCGTGCGACCTACTCCACTGAAGGTAGCAGTGGGCTTCGGCTGGACCCGCGAAAGACGAACATCATCCTTTACGGAGACAGTATGCGAAGCGCCAATGTAACCAACGGCGGACTGCTGAAAACTATCAGCAGTGTAGGTCTTTGCATTAATTGACAACGACATAGGGATAACCCCTTATCTGTGAAACGTTAAACAACGAAGGATGGATCTCTCTCAGAATCGAAACACTGAGAGTCGACCGAGCTGCTGAGTAACAAGAGCAGCAAGGTCACTAGCACGTATCCAGTTGCTCAGTCGGAAATCCGACTTTACAACAAGAGCCGTGGTTAGATCCATTGGGTCCCGGCGCTTAGTCATACGGTCTGCAACAACACCGTCGGAATAAGTGCCGGTAATTTGGCGCTCTGCAGGAACGAGGTTCGTAACATTTGTAGCGACCCAAACAGTTTTTCGAGTCTCTACCTGTGTACACGTACCTCCTTTCGCATCGACACCAACCTGGGGAATGTTCGCGTAGATTAAATCACCTACGTTAGCAAACCAGTCGACAACGAAGCTATAATGGGTTAGCTCCCATGCGACGCCAACAGCATTCTTGAAAGTTAATCCAAGTTTGTTGAAGGGAGTCGCCCGATAGAGATCGGTCCAGTTCGCCCTCACTGAAAAATTGTGAACGGAGTTCTCGGTCCAATCAACGCGGTAATAAAAGCTCGAAGCACTAAGAGGTACGAATTTGTTCTTAAAGATCGTACCAGCAGCTCTGCTGGTATAAGGTTTAGGACCAATATCGTATGTCTCTCCCAGGACCTTCATCGCTGCCTTGACATCGCTTATGAGCGGGGAAATCCCGTATCGAAAGCGAAGCCATTCAGAAGCAAGCAGGGTAAGAAACTCCTTAGCCAACTTGCCGGGCTTACGACCTTTTCTCGAAGGAACAAGCCCCCGCTTAGAATAAAGCGGAGCCCCATTTTTAATGAGAACCTCGAGTCGCTTGTAGTTTTTCGTCGTTCTAAATGAACGAAGAAACTTCTCCAAGTTACCAAGAGGACTGTGTAGCATAGCAAAGGTTTTATCGATCTCAGCCAAACTCTCTGTGAGATTGGCGAGACCTTTACCTCTGCCTGCTAAACAAGCCGTACGCACCTCACTGACAAGATCGGTCATTGGTCCTTGGTCCAATACACTATTTGGGCCTAGGACATTGACCAGGTAATCGATGGCAAACAGGTTTCCCCTGTACTCAGTCTTACCATAATCGGTAGGACCGGTGCATGCCACCGGAATATATACTGTAGCAGTGATATCACTAAATCCGAAATTTTGGACGGTAATATCATCAATAATCAAGGTATTAGGAGGAATCCATTTACCTTGCTTCTTGAGCTTCCAGTAACCAGGTGTTACGTAATCACGAATAGATTTGATCCGACCGAATTGCGCAACTCCGAACGTGGGCGCGCTCCAAGCGTTCCATGTGCGATCAGCACATGAAACGGGATACGTCCGCGTTTCTTTGTAGGGCTTTCCGGTCCGAGCTCCTGTACTCCTGATACGTTCCTGGTAATAATTCAAATTACCTCCTGTAAGTGCGACGAAGAGTTCGACTTCTCGTGCAGCTAAACACAAAAAGTCAGGCTTAACGCCTAGAGCAAACCGACCATAATCTACAACTTGTCGTACGGGCCCCTCTTTTGAAGGGCACGCGCGAATGCGTAACTCACCGAACTCGGGGAGTCACGCACGAGGCAGTCAAGCACAGCTTCAACAATTCGCTCAACACAGAACCGACATGACACACCAGAGTCGATAATATATCGACAAAGAGGTGAAACGTCAAGCTTCGTGTTAACGAATCGAATCAGCTGTGCAGAGACGATGAAGTCCGGCACGCCAGGGGAAGAAACAACTATGTTTCCATCTTTGCGAATCCGGGCAATCATTAAACCTCCTAGAAGTAGAAAATGG